GGCCTTGCGCACGAGAATAGAGCGCTCCGACCATGTATTCCGTAGGATCATACGGCCGCCCAGCTCTCGACGTGCGTCTTTCTGGGTCTCGAAGGCGGCACGGTTCACCGTTTCGATTTCCGCGAAGGGTAGGCCACGCCGGTTTAGATTCCTGAGCTTGTTTTCGAGTTGGCGCACCTGCGCCGCGTTAGCTGTGATCGTCATAATGCGGTCCTCCTGTTGGCCTAAGTATAACCGCCTGACGGCCTGTTGTCTTTTTAAGTTGGGTGGCTGCTCAGTATTACCACCTTATGCTTTTTTAGCGTTTATGCGCCCTTTTACCTGTTTATTTTACCGCTTTCTTTTATGCCTTTCATTCTTTATTTTTATACAACAATACAACAAACAATATAAAAGACTAATAAAAACAAGCATTTAGCTGTTGTATTTTTAGGCTGAAAATCTACAGCGGAAAAACAACATTACAACGCTTGTTGTATTTCTTTGACTTCGAAAAATACAACACAACTACAACGGCGAAAAGTCTTTACAATTCCCCAAAACGGCACTATTATACATAAAACACCACAAGGACAACGAACATGGGCAATTTACTAAAGATACGCGACGCCTGCGCGGCGTTATCAGTCAACGAAAAGACCCTGCGCGGCATGATCGCCCGCGGCACAATTAAAGCAGTACGTCTCGGCCCTAAGACCACGCGTATAGCGGGGGAAAGCATCGACGCGCTGATCTACGGTCCTACCAAGTTCGACCGTGCCCGCAATGCAGCATTCGCAGAGCTTAACAAAGCCCTCGAAGATGCGGACTTAGCGCGGGCGCGCACTGTTAACGCCGCAAACCGCCACTTGTCGTATGCTCGGGACGACGCAAACAACGGCCGCCTTGAACTCGCGCGAACCAACGCGGACCGCGCCCTCGCGCTTTTACCCTGCCAAGAGTTTTTAGAATACCGCTGGAGCTTGTAGCCCATGAACTTAGCACAACAACTCTACTCCAACGGCTTGCGGGTATTCCCAGTAAATGTGAACAAACACCCCGCTGTTAAAGGGTGGCAAAACCCGCTACCCCCTGACAAATACCGCTGGCCGTCGTCTATGGTGGGCGTGCCCGTGCCTAAAGGAGTCGTGATATTAGATCATGACGACTATAAACCGGGATCCGCCACGCTAGCAGACATTGAGCGCGTTCTAGGGTGCCGGCCAGACTGGCCAAACGCTCTGATCCAGACGACGCTTAAAGGCGGCAAACACTACGCGTTTAGCCACAACGGTGACGAGCTAATGCAAGGCTCCGACCTTTTTAAACTTCTCGGCTTTGACGTTCGTCGAGCTGGTGCGGGATTTATAGCTACTGGCGAAGGTTACACGCCGCACGGCTTCGGCGTGCTGCGCATGGTACACCCTGACGCCCTGCCACAACTTCCACCAGCTGCGGCTCTCAAACTGCGCAAGCCTGAACGCCAAGCCGAGAAGCCGACCAAACCGCTAACCGCCCAAGAAGTGGACAACATGAAGGCGGCGCTCTCTGCTATCGACCCGGCTTGTGGCCGTGACGACTGGTGGCCTTTGCTGGCAGCCGCGAGGCACTTAACCGCGCACGACCCCGAACAGGGCCTTGAGATTTTCAACGCATGGTCCGCGGGTGAATATTCCGACGACCAAGAGCCGCCAGCTAACTACTTCGGCCCGGACGATGTAGAGCACCAGTGGTTTGGCACCTCGCCTGATGGAGGGATCGCAGGTGGCACGCTCTACCACAAAGCCATGGAGCACGGTTGGCGGCCGCCCGCAGGTTTTGACACTGCTAGCGTATTCGGCAGAGGTGCAGCGCCCGTCGATGTTTACGCGCAGCTGATCGACGACATAACCGAGCACGCGGGCAACGCCAAAGAGACGCCGCGCCTTATTGAATTGGTGCTGGCTTTCCAAGGCTCACGCGTCCAAGGTGCAGCGCTTAAAGCGTCACTACAAAACAACCTAAAAGAAGCCGGGCTGCTATCAAAGGCGATCAAGGCCCAGCTAGACGGCGACGCCGCGCCGGCCAAGGCCACCACCGAGGCGGCTTGTGTTGCTGAATTGCCAACCGTGGTCACGCTGTCCGACGTGCCAGAACGCCAGATCAGCCGAGCAACCGGGGCGCACGGGTCAAACGCCCACATTATGCTGCAGGAAGTCTTCGGGGGCCGTTTGGCTAACTTCGACGGTGTGCTGCGCTGGTGGACTGGCATTGAGTGGCAGAAAGCAGAAGAAGAAACGCTGCTGCGCTTAACGTCTGCGGCCTTGAGCCCTGATCAGGATAAAATGCCGAACGTGAAGGGCACGGTCCAAGCGCTGGCGCTCAAGGCACCACGCCGGGAAACGGCCAAGGCTGATCGCCGGGTCTACTTCCAGAACGGCGTCCTTGACCTTGATAGTCAAATGATCTACCCGCACCACCCCGACAACAATAACACCGGCGCGCTGTCTGTCAGATATAACCCACAAGCGCAGCTAGGCGAGTGGGGCGCGCACATGGACCGCATATTTGGCGGACTGTACGACGGCGAAGACCGGGTGGCGCTACTGCAAGAGATCGTCGGCTGGTTGCTGATCACTGACGACCTGAATGTTCAGAAGTGCGTAGCGTTTGACGGCGCAACGCGAGCGGGTAAAGGCATAATTTTTGACGCCCTCTCGTCTATTGTTGGCGCTGGAAAGTGCGGCTTTGCTAACTTTGCCAACCTAGCGAACGGCAAGACCCAGTCGCTATTTATCCACCACGATGTAGTCTTTGACCACGAAGGCAAGCCACCACCACGCCAAGAGACCAAAGAGGCGATCGGCTTTATGAACAAAGTAGCGTCAAACGAGCCGGTCAGTATTCAGCTGTTGAACGTCCAGACGCCTTGGACGGGCCGACTAAACAGCAAATTTTTATTTGCTTGTAACGGGATCCCGGTCATGGTGGACGATAGCGGCGCGAGCACTACCCGCTTCTTGGTCCTGCGCTTCGACCGCTCGTTCGCGGGCAAAGAAGACAAAGGGATCGGCGCGCGTATGGCCCAGTGCTTGGAAGGCGTCGCGGCTTGGGGCATTATCGGCCTGCAGCGACTACTTGCCAACGGTGGCCGATTCACTGAGCCCGCGTCAAGCATTCAAGCAACGGACGACATGAAGGACGGCAACCAACCGCTGCGCGAGTTTATCGCGGAGTATTGCACGATCGGCGAGGGCCAGCGCTGCCACTCGAAAGACTTGTGGAGCGCGTACCGGGTCTATGTGAATGAGGCCAATATCAAGGCCAGCAGTAAACACGCATTCTTGCGTAGCCTACGCGCTACACTATTAGGCCAACAGGTCGAAGAGAAGAAAGGCCTGCGCATCGACGGCGTTGTCTCTAACGGCTTCGAGGGCTTAGGAGTCCGCGGAGGCGCACCGGCTAACGTAGTCGCGGGCACATTTGGAAAACAGAAGGAGGGCCAGTAAATGACCGACCCACTAAACGAGGTCCGCCGCCGGGTAATGTCGGCCGCGGATAGCGCGGGGATTAACCCCGACGAAATAGGCAAAGCGGTAGCCGCCGAGCTATCGCAGTGCTTTGAAGACGGCCTACTGTCCAAGCCGCCGGAGTTCTCACCCGGCCAAGTAACCGTACACCTACGCCCGGAAGTCCGCGGCCTAGATATTTCTTTCAAACTGTCAGGAGACGACAACCAATGAGCAACGCTATTGAACTGCTTTCAAGCATCACCGTTTTTAACAAGTACGCGCGCTACCTGCCCGTGCAAGGCCGCCGCGAGGACTGGGCCGAGATTGTCCAGCGTAACTGCGATATGCACATCGCGGTCCTACCATACGACGGCGGGACATATCCCCAAGCGCCTTTTTCTGATTGCACCGAGGCCGAATACCTCGAAATGCTCCCGCACTTGGAGGGCTTGGACATGCACGACGTTAAAGAAGACCACGACGAGACCGACCTCTCGGGAGAAGTAGCCTGCGCAGGTGGTGTTTGCGAAATTGTTTAGGAACTTTTGGCCCGGCTAACCCCCGGGCTTTTTTTTTTATTAGTTGCTTGACTTGTGCTATTAGTCTGCTATTATTTGAATTATAGACAACGCGAACGGAGCACACGACATGAAAACATTTGAGAGCAACCAAGGCCACATAGTCATCGTTAGGGATAACGGCCGCGTCTCGCTTGTTGGCCGCGCGGGTATGCCGCTGGATTACTCTTATATTTCACTCGATAAAGAGCTGCTGAAAACAGTAGGCAGCGACCCCGCTAACGCCGTGGCACACCTTAATGGCGGTAGTTTCTTCAACTGGAAAGAGGTCTAAATAATGAAACAGCATCAATTTAGCCTGATCATAGATACCCGTTTCCCCCGCTTAGATAAGCGAACGACAGTTTCGGCGTGCCGGGCTGTCCTATTCGAAGGGCTCACGGCCTACGCGGCCGAGCGCGCTTACGGCTGCCCTCCCGGCACAGTGGGCCGCTACGTTAACAAAATTCACGCCGAGCTGGCGTTCTGCGAAGAGGTAGTGAACCATGCTAAAAAAGATTAAAGCCGTACCTGCCGTGCTGTTCTTGCTGGCACTACTCGGCATCACAGGACAGATGGACTACGAAGACGAGGTAGCGCAGCACGCGCACTGTCTGGACATGGTGGATCAAGGGCACTGGCCCGCGGAGGTGTGCGAGCCATGAACGACGAGATACCGATCGGAGACGGCGCAACGCCGAGCGAAGCCAAGCGCGCGCTCGCCGACTACTGCAAGAACTCGGGGCAAACACCCGCTAGGGCTTTGGCGCTGTTAGCGTCGGAGCTAATGCTTTCGGGTGAAGTTTACGGGCCGGACTTTGCCCGAGAAATTGATCAAACTATGTTAAAAGGAGCCAGCCATGCCAGAACATAAAGCGAGACAATACAGCGACCAGCTACACTGCCACATTTGCGGCAAACAGTGGGACGTTAACGACCCGGAGCCGCCGGAGTGCATAAATGAAGAGACGCCGCCAGAACGCAAGCGGCGAGTAACGAAGAAAGACGCCCGAAAGCGCCAGACTAGAAGAAGGATCGAAGAGTTGCGCGAGCAGTTAAAGCTAGGCCGTGACTACTGATTCAACCGCCCGGCGGCGCAATGCCTCCGGGGCCTTTCTGGCGTGCTCGTCCTGAGCCACCAGCCCTTGAGCAATCACCCCCAGATCTTCCTTGGCAATAGCCGCCCGCATAATGGCGCGGCGTAGTTGTTGCATTGTCCCGAAGTGGTACGTCAAAGCCGGGGGCGTCACCCCCAACTCGTCGGCGATCTGCTTGCGTTGCACCTGCGTGTAGTGCGTCGCGGCTGCTAGGCGTAGCGCAACGTCGACGATCGACTCTTTGCGCACTTCTGGTTTCTGTCTTTTATGTTTCATTGCTAATTTTCTCCGCGTTAATTGGCGTCAGTATCGCCCGCTTGCTTCTCTGCGTCAAGTATTCTTGCACGCGCTATCTCCGCATAATCGGCCGAAAGCTCGAAGCCCATAAACCGGAAGCCCTCAAGGACCGCGCCTCGGCCGGTGCTTCCGCTGCCCGTGAACGGGTCTAAAATCATGCCACCCGGTGGCGTTATGAGACGGCAAAGCCAGCGCATAAGCTCGGTCGGTTTGACTGTTGGGTGTATGTTCTTGCCGTCTAGCCCCGCCTGACGGTCCGCGGGAGTGGCTTTGGCACTGTAGAAATAGCGGTCCATCGGCTCCGGCAAGCAACCGTCGTGCATGACGTTGCCCGGCCAGCGCGGACCCTTGCAGCCCTCGATGTTTAGGCCGCCCACGCCGTGCTTCTGGACGTTTTGCGCATAAGTGCCGTCTAATGGCTTGCGGCAAAGCACGATCGGCTCGTGGCATGGTTTGAGGGCCGTCCCCCAGCCTTCCCACTGTTTGGCCGCTTCGCTGTGCGCGGTGGTTATCTTGCCGAGCTCCGGGCGTTCGTGCTCTCGGCTCTCGTCGTATTTAATACGCCAGTTAGCCGCGCCGCTGGTCTTCTCGTGCTGGCCGACCACCTCGCGGTTGTGCCAGTCTGCGCCCGGTTCGCCCTTGTTGCCGTTTAGCACCATAAGCAGCTCACCGATCCGCGGCGGTATCGTTGGCCACCCCAGAATCTCCAACAACTGCGGGACCTGTTCGAGCGTCGGGACGGCGGGCTGGGATTTCTGGCTCGTCCAGTGCCCGGCCATACCGGCAAAGCCGAACGCGTCGTCGATCGCCTTGTTTGATAGCTTGGCGGCGTCTCTTGCGTCTCTGATCCACTTCGTCACCTCCAATATGTCGTCACGGTCATGGCGCTGGCGGTCGATTGCCTTGTCTATTGCCATGCTTTTCGGCATTCCCGAGCCGTACAGCCAGTGCAGCATGTCCACGACCTCGAAGCCTCCCAGACGAAGCGACGTGGCCATTAAATCCACGGTGCGCGAGCCTGCGAAGGCGACAAGGTAGCCGCCCGGCTTCAATACGCGGAACGCCTGCTCCCAAACCAACGGCCCGGGCACGAAGCTGTCCCACTGCTTGCCCATAAAGCCGCCACAAGTCGGGCTGTATTCGTCGCCGTTCAGCCAGTGCGTTAACACCTCGCGCATGTTCGGCTGCTTGCTGAGCCCGTAAGGCGGGTCGCAAACGATTGAATCGACCGAGCCTTCCGGCATTGACATCATGCCGAGGCGGCAATCTAAGTTAATAACTGTCGCTGTCATAATTGCACCGCCCCCGTGCTGAACATCGACAGGCCGCCTTTGCCCGCGATAAGTTCGAGCCACTGCAACTGCGCGGTCTCGTGCTCATTGCCTGCGAACTTCCAGCCGGGCTTCTTCGTCTCCACGGCCAAGAACTGCCCGATCGTAGTGCCGACCATTTCCGGCATTATGAGACGCGGCACAATGCCGATCAGGTCCGAGGACTTGATTTTGGCGTTTAGCTTGGCGCTGTCGTTGCATAGGCCCCAGCGGATCGGCGCTTGCTCAACCTCAAAACGGAACTGGCAACGCGGGCAGCTGTGCTGCTCTTTGGCCTTGTTGGCCCCTACGTTATTGCGCCACGCCATGCCGCCTTGCTTGGCTATCTGCAGGCGGGCTTGTTGCTGGGCGTATGCTTCGGAGTTAATCGGCGCGCCTTCTGGTTGAAAGTGCGCCTCGGCGTGCAATAGCTGCTGCAGTTCTGCCGCGGCTTGGGGGTGACGTGCTGCCCATTCTGGGTAGGTCATAGCACACCCCCCGCCGACGCTATCCGGCCTTGTGCAGTGGCAAAATATTCCGGGTTTAGTTCAATGCCTATAAAATTGCGTTTTAAGTTCTTAGCGGCCACGCCGGTTGTGCCTGACCCCATGAAAGGGTCGAGCACCCAGTCACCCTCGCTGCTAAATTTGCCCATAAGGTACTCGCACAAGTCAACCGGCTTCTGCGTAGGGTGCAACTCGTTCTGAGTGCGCGCAAATTTAAAGATATTCGGGTCGCGCTTGCCTTCAATTAGCCTGCGGCCTTTTTGCGCAAAAATAACAAACTCAACTTTAGGGGCAAAGTCGGCTTTAAGGTCGCCCATGCTCGTGTTGTTCTTCTCCCACACTAGGCAATTTTTAATTTTGAAGCGCTTTTCAATAGCGACCTTAAATTTGTCAATGTGGTGGAACGAGCAGAAGAAGTAGTGCGCCGAATTATCCGCGGCCACGCGCCAGCAGTGTTCGACAAAGTCCTCTAGCCAGTCGAGGCAACTATCGTTAGCAATGGCGGCGTGCCGTTCTTTACGATAGTTGCTCTGAAAAGACATGCCGTAAGGCGGGTCGGTTAAAATCATATTGACGGAGCCGTCAGGCACCCGCGCTAACATCTCTAGGCAATCGCCTTGCATTAGTATCACTGGCCCACCTCCTTGTTGGCAATGTACACCACGTTGAGCGCGTCCCATACTTCGGCCAATAGCTCGGTGCGGTCGGGAATAGACCGGCGTTCTGCGAGGTCTCGCTCGTACTTCGCGCCCTTGCTGTTCTCACTGCCCGGCAGGAATACAACCGCCTCGCACTGGCCCAACATGGCGACGCTGACTTCGATATAGTCCTCGTAGCGCGACCAATCGGTAGGCAGGCACGCCGGGTTGCGAACCTCGTGGCCCTGCTCTTTCAGCGCCAGCTCCGCAAGGTAGAAGCTGTCGCGGTTGAAGTCTTTAAGCCCGGTCATTGGCCCGGCTATGTAAATTATTGCCATTATTTGATCCTCACAGGCATGACAGCGAACACTGCTGGTGCGCTCAAACCGTCGAACTCTCCGTGGTCCGTCGGGGTTTCAATGGTCAGGACGTCGGCTGAAGTAGTAACGATGAATTTAGTGCCTTTAAATTTTGGGTTAGCCAAGATGGCCGCCGCCTTAAACGCCTCAGAAGCGTAGACAGCATTAACGCCGACGGTGGTCTGCGTCTCTGCCCTACTCGGCGCGGCCCGCAGCACGCGGCTAACGTCTGGGAATTTCCCGTCGACAAAATTAAGCGGCAGCATTGCGCCGTTGGCTTGAGTGAGCATTGCGCCGTCGTTAGTAACCATGAGGGAGACTTCGCTGTCGTCCTTTTTGGTTGTCTTAATTTTAGAAATAGCGAGCCAACTTTCGCGGTCAACGATAACATCAAACTCTGAGTCGTCGTCGGCGCAGTTAATGCGGACCTGCGCCGCGCGGTGGCAGTCTGTGGTCTCGATGACCAGCTCGCCCCCCTTCTTAATAAGGTGTGCCCCGTTCAGGTAATACCGCACATCGCGCACGCCCATAGTAATGGCGGTGGACTTGGCGACGGCAACTAAAGTTTTTGTAGAAATTTTCATAGCTATGTGCTCCGTTGGTTAATTTGTTAACTTTCGCCGATTAAGTTAGCACGGCATCAAGTGAAAAGCAAGCCGTGATCTTGTCGGCTAGCGCGTCGGTCTGTTTGGCGTCAAGCGTAAAGGCTGTGCCAATGTCTACGCCGAAGCGGTGGAAGAAGCGACGGTGAACTTCCGACAGGTCGCGCCCGTCTTGTGCTCCGACCCACCAGCCCACCAGCTGGCGCAATACTTCCCGGCGGTGTTTAGCCGTTTGGTGCGCTTTCAGTTGTTTAGAGTGGCCCACGGCTGGCACATTGCGGGCAAACAAACCGCGCTGGAACTCTTCGTCGCTGCAGTCTGCCTTCCGCATTTTCTCGAATAGCGCCGCCATGGCTTCGACGTCTAGCTCCAACAGGTCGCCGTCGACTTGCTCGGGCAAGCTCCGGCCGACGGGCTCGGGCTCTGCGCCGCAGTACGGGCACGCCTTGTGGAAAGCCTCGTAGGGCTGGGTGCAGGTATCGCACACGCGCTGCGGTATCGTGTCGGAGTTGCTGCGGCTGCCTTTCTCTTTGCCTGCTAGGGTCCACTGGCGCGGCCAGTCGGGCATTCCGTGGCGCTCCCAGTTGCGCACCGGGTCGATAATAATAGCGTTAGGCTTGCCGCCGTTGGCGATAGCCGCCAGCCGCCCTTCTTGCGTCTCCAAGTCGTAGCCCTTGCCGTACACGACGCGGAGGACCCGGCCGCACATTTGCAAAAACTTGTTTAGTGACTGCGTAGGGCGCGCGAGTATGGCGCACTCCGCGGCGGGTACGTCGTAGCCTTCATCGAACAGATCCACATTGACCAGCACATCAAGCGAGCCGTGCTCAAAGTCCGCGCTGGCCTTATCGCGCACGCTGTCTTCGGTGCTACCGTCTAGCGCTATGGCCCGCACGCCGTTAGCGTTGAAGCTGTCGGCCATTTCGTTAGCCGTCGCAACGTCGGTAGCGAACACGATCGCCCGCTTGCCCTTGGCGAACTGCAGGTACTGCTTCACCACGTCGCCGACAATATGAGACTCGACAACCCGGGCGCGCAGCGCCTTAGAGTTGAAGTCGCCCGAGGCGGTCACGGCCACGCCTTCCAGATCTAGGTCGGTGGTTGGCGCGAAGTATTTAAACGGCGACAAGTAACCCTCACGGATCAGCCACTTGACTTGCGGCCCTTCGACCAGCTCTTCCGCGAAGCCGTCCGCGTCTACGCCTAAACCCTTGCCGTCGGCTCGCTCTGAACAGGCGGTAACCTGCAACAGTTTAGCGTTGACCATGGCATCGACAGCGCGAGCCCATAGCCCGGTCTTAATATAGTGGTGCCCCTCGTCGAACACGCAAAGCGTGACCTGACGGAGCCAGCTTTGCAGCTGCGTATTCTTCGCGGCGCTCTTACTGGTTAGCGTTTGGACTGATGCCACCCCGCACAACGCGGCCGGGTCGACGTAGCTCTTGCCGAATTTCTCTAAATGCTTGCGGCGGGCAAGTCGGACCGTTGCCGGTGGCGCGACTATGCGGTGCTTTACGCCTAACAGCGCTAGGCTGCAAGATATTTGCACCACGATCTCTTTGCGGTGTACCACGGCAGCCGACGCCCCGTTGTGGTCGTGTATGATGCTTGCGAAAACTACCGTCTTGCCTCCGCCTGTCGCCATGACCGCCAGCACGGCGCGCGCTTTCTCCCACGCCGCCATGATCGCGTTCTTGACCGGGAGCTGGTAGTCCTTCCGTAATTTAATGGCCACGCGCCGTCCCCCGTTTCGCTAAGTAGTCCGCCCGCGCCTTGGCGATGCTCAAACCGCCGTCCGTTTTGTGGTACGCGCTGTCAAGCTCGGAGTGCGTGCCTTTGTTAACTAACACGTCGTAGCTGTTGGCGGTCCGCAGCACGAACGCCGGTCCGTTCTCGTGTAGTATGTCCTGTTCTCTCATTCTGTAACTATCCCCGTGAAAGTTGTTGACAGTTGATAGCTTACCTGCTAACTTTCCCCACGTCAATTAGCAAAAGGAGCAAATGACAATGATTAAAATTGAATTTCCCGCCGACCGCACAGACATAGCGCTAGCAATTGGGCAAGCGTTGGTAGCTATCGGACAGGGCAAAGCCTTAGTGAATAGCCCCGCGCCTACCACGGCCGCGGAAGTCCCAACCAGCAGCCCGGCGGCAAGTTCAACCGCTTGCGACGACCAGCACGCCCCGGACCCCGAGGCCGAAGAAGTCCCAAACGATACCGAACACCCGGCTGCCCAGTCTGCGACCGCGACGACTGGTTCTGGCGAGGGCGCAGCAAATGCGGCTGGTGCCTCTCAGACGGCCCCGGCTGGTGGCGCAGACGTTCAAGTTGACGAGAAGGGCGTGCCGTTTAACCCTGAGTTGTGCGGCAAGGCTGCGATCCCGTTCTACGGCAGCGGCAAGAAGAAAGGCCAGTGGAAGAAACGCCAAGGCGTTAGCGAGGACGCCTACGACGAATGGTACGCGGAAGCACTGCTAGGCGCTCGCATTGAAGAAGAGCCAGCCGACACGGCCGCAACCGAGACCACCAGCGACAGCAACGTAGCCGCTAACGCGTTCGGCAACCAACAGCAGCAAGCCGCCGCGGGCGAAGACGTACCGCAAGACGCCGGGCAGCTAATGAAGTGGGTAAGCGAACAGCAAGCCGCGGGCAATATTAGCCAGCAGCAAGTGACCGACGCTTACACGGCGCTCCAGCTACCGTTCGACGCCGTTATGAATCCGGCCTACCCGGTTGCGGATAACTGCGCCGCTATCTACAACCACTTGAAAGGGCAGATCTAAGCATGAGCGACCACGCTATCCTTGCGCCCAGCAGTGCCCCCGTGTGGGGCTATTGTTCGGGCTCCATTACCGCAGCGCAAGCCGCGCCAAGCCCTGAGACCGAGCAGACCCGAAACGGGACGGCGGCGCATTGGCTAGCGGCGGTTTGCCTTATGAACTGGAAGACAGGCGGCGAGCACAACCCGCGCGCATTCATTGACACGGTATGCCCTGAGAACGGGGTGGTGGTCGATGCGCTGATCGCAGAAGGTGCCGAAGTCTATGTCACCGACGTGATCGGCACACTCGGGCCAATACAAGGCGGCCGCGAGGCGCTGGTTGTTGAGTTCCGGGTCTACATGCCTGCGATCCACGCTGAGAACTGGGGCACGCTCGACGCCTCCGCCAGACTGCCGGGCCTGATCTACATTTGGGACTATAAGCACGGCCACGCCAAGGTTGAAGCATTCGAGAACCTACAGCTGGTCGACTATCTGGAAGGGCTGCGCGAATATCACGGCATAAACGGCCACGAGGACCAATACACGCGAGTCATTGCGCGAGTCGTCCAGCCGTTCGCCTACGATCCGCAAGGTCCGGTCAGCGAGTGGGCTTTCACGCTCTGCGACATTCGCGCCTTTGTTAATCAGTTGCACGCCAAAGCGCACGAGGCGTTAACCGCCCCAACGCTGACCAGCGGCAAGCACTGCCGGTATTGTCCGGCCCGTGGGCGCTGCCCAGCTCTGCGCGCTGCGGTGTATAATCTGATCGACTTGGTAGACTCGCCGCTGGCGTTTGACAGTATGACGGGCGCAGACCTAGCAACAGAACGCGAGATCCTATTGCGCGGCCAGACCATGCTCAAAGCACGGCTGGAGGCAATCGAGGACGACTTGACGCACCGCCTAAAGACTGGCGACGCTTCTTGTGGCCTAGCTCTCGACAGCGTGCCCGGCCGCCTCAAATGGACCGTCGACCCGAGCCAAGCGATCGCAGCTGTCGGGCTGCTAGGGATCGACATTAGCAAAACCGATTGTGACACGCCAGCGCAAGCCCGGGCCAAAGTGCCGGCAGAAATGCGCCCTTACTACGACACGGCAGTGAAGGCGATCACCAAGCGCAGCGCGGCCCTTAAACTGGTTGACGCTACCGACACTTTAGCCGCGCGAGTCTTTCGCGCAAAATAACACTTGACGCGCGGGGCTACCTGCGCTAACTTTATCAACGAAAGTAAACAATTTAACCAACGGAGCAATCAAAATGCCATTATTAGACGACCGCCACGTACTTGTTGAAGGTGCCACAGTAGTTTGGGACGCAATCACACGCCCCGAGAAACGCGACGACGGCTCAGAGTCTCGCAAACTTAAAGTAGTGATCCCGGCTAACAGCCCGGACGCCCCGCTTATTGAACAGCTGGCGCAACAGTGCCTAGCAGAAAGCAAGTGGCGCGGCACATTGCCGAACGGTGCGAACTGGGCGATCAGCCAAGTGCAACCGGGCGAGTATAACAACCAGTTTGTGGGCGGCTGGGTGATCAACCCTTCATCTAACCGCGTGCCGGACATTTACGACGAGAACGGCAACCAATTAACCGACCCTATGCAATACGGCTCGCTTATTTACCAAGGCCAGCTGGTCAGCGTGATCGTGCATTGCTGGGACTACGACAACAAGTCGAAGGGCATAGCGACGGGCCTTGACGGTGTGAAAATCCACGTCAGCGCCAACGCACCTCGCCAACAGTTCGGCGGCGGTGGTTTCAACGCAGGCTCAGTCTTCGGCAACGGGGGCGGTCAGCAAATGCAGCAAGGCCAGCAGCCAATGGGCGGTCAGCCTATGCAGCAAGGCCAGCAGCCAACGGGCGGTCAGCCTATGCAGCAAGGCCAGCAGCCAATGGGCGGTCAGCCTATGCAGCAAGGCCAGCAGCCAATGGGCGGTCAGCCTATGCAGCAAGGCCAGCAGCCAATGGGCGGTCAGCAAATGCAGCAAGGCCAGCAGCCAATGGGCGGTCAGCCTATGCAACAGGCGCAAAACTTCCTGCCGCAACAGTAACCACCAGCCAACGGGCCGCCCAAGTCGGCGGCCTTCTAGTCTCTAAGGAGCCACAACCATGACAGACGCTCAGATATTATCTATTTTTCTAGCCGTAGTATTCGGCGGCCTTTTATTTGCTTTCTTCGCCACCCGTAAGAAGCGCCCGCACCCTTCCAGCCAACCCGCGGCGCATATCTTCCTCGACCTCGAAACACTCGGGATCCGCTACGATGCGCCGATCTTGGTCATTGCCGCTTATGCTGTTGACTCGCTGGGCAATAAGATAGCCCGGAACTGTTGGCGCATTGACCCGGCCAACGCCAAGCTATACGGCGAACCGGACCCGGCGACCGTGCAATGGTGGTCGGAGCAATCGGAGCACGCGCAAGAAATGGCATTCAAACAGGGCCCGCGCCTTGACTTGCCGGGAGCGCTGGCAGGCTTGGAGGCGTTTATTAAACCGCTGGCCGAGATATACGGCGATCAGTGCTTTATCTGGGGTAATGCTCCGACCTTCGATTGTGCGATCCTCCGCTACGCCTATAGCGTGGTAGGGCGTGACGTGCCTTGGGAGTTCTGGCAGGAGCGAGACGTTCGCACCATGGCTTGGTTCGGAAAGTGGGCCGGACATGACGCCAAGAAGCTGACCGAGTTTAGCGGCGAACCGCACGTAGCACTACACGACGCCCGCCACCAAGCGCGCTACACGATCGACATTCTGAACGAAGTAGGGGGCCGCTAATGCTAATAAAACACGACGCCAAGAAGCCAAGCAAAGCCGAGGCTTTCGAGATGATCCGCACGGGCGAGATTGACAGAGACGCGCTTCCGCATTATGGGGCTTAGAGTATGACTGCTATCACCTACCCGACTATTGACTTCGAGACCTACAGCGAGGCGGGGTACTATGTGGACCCGTTCACCGGCAAGGTTAAGGGCGTCGGGTCGCAAGGCAAAGGCGGCCTGCCAGAAGTCGGCACGCCTGCCTACGCTGAACACCATAGCGCCGAAGTGCTGACGCTGTCTTATGACCTGCTGGACGGTCTGGGGGTGCGCCGCTGGAAGCCGGGCGAGCCAAACCCGCAAGCCCTGCTCGAGCACGTCGCAGCCGGTCGGCCGATCGCCGCTTGGAACGTGACGTTCGAGTGGTACTTCTGGAACTTCGTATGCGTGCGCAAGTACGGCTGGCCGCCGCTCAACTTCGAGCAATGCCACTGCGACATGGCGAAAAGCCGCCGGTACTCTACGCCGGGTAGCCTAGACCTAGCCGCTAAGGTGTTAGGCGGTTCGCCAAAGGACAAGACGGGCAAAGACTTGATCCGCAAGCTGACCAGACCACACACGCCAACCAAGAAGCGCCCCGAATACCGCTGGACGCGCGAGACCGCCCCGGAGGACTTCGCAGCCTTCGACGCCTATTGCGACCAGGACGTTGTGGCCGAAATGACCACGGCCGCCAGCATTCCCGACCTTACCGACTACGAGCGCACGACATGGCTAGCCGATCAACACGTTAACGCCCGCGGGGTCCAAGTGGACGTCGAAGCCCTCGACGCCTGCCTGTCAATTATGGCCCAGACTGAGCGCCGCTTTACTGACGAACTGCGCCAGATAACCGGCGGACAGGTTAACACCGTGAACGCTGGCCAGCAGTTTATCCAATGGCTAGCCGCCCAAGGCGTACACACAGGCAGCATTGACGCCGACCACGTTAAGGACTTGCTAGCGCGTGAAGGCTTGCCGCCAGTTGCGCGCCGGGCTCTTGAGATCCGCCAGTCTTTAGGCGGTGCGAACATTAAGAAGCTGCCAAAGCTCAAACGCCAGATCAACAGCGACGGCCGTCTGCGCGACCAGTACAGCTATTGCGGAGCCGACCGCACGGGCCGCTGGTCAGCCGGTGGCGTACAGTTGCAGAACATAACAGCCAAAGGCCCCAAGTCGAAGACGTGCAGCTTGTGCGGCCACATAGCGGGCATTGACTGTAAGATCGAAGTGCTCGGCAGTCGCGGGCCGTGCCCGAGTTGTGGCGAGAACGACTGGCGGGAGAACCCGGAGTGGACCGTCGAGGCCGTCGAGTACGCTATCGCAGCGATTAAAACACGCGACCTCGACTACGTAATCGACGTGTGGGGCGACCCGTGCGCGTTGCTCGCTGGCTGCCTGCGTGGGCTGTTTATAGCCAAAGAGGGGTCAACGCTAATCTGTTGCGACTTCTCGGCAATTGAAGCCGTTGTGCTCGCCTGCTTGAGCCGCTGCCAATGGCGGATCGACGTATTCAACACGCACGGGAAGATCTACGAAATGAGCGCCAGCAAGATAAGCGGCGTACCGTTTGAAGAGTTCGCCGCGTACAAGAAAGCTAACGGAATGCACCACCCGCTCCGCAAGTCGTTAGGCAAGGTCGCCGAGTTGGCGTCGGGCTACGGTGGTTGGCTCGGTGCGTGGGCCGCGTTCGGTGCCGAGGAACACTTCGACAGCGAACAAGCGATCAAGGACGCGATTATCGGCTGGCGTGAAGCGAGCCCCGAGATTGTCGAGTTCTGGGGCGGTCAGCACCGACAAGTGGGCGCGAAGCCGTGGGACAGCGTGCCGGAGCTATTCGGCCTTGAGGGCGCAGCAGTTGCCGCGGTACTCAACCCGGGCCAGTGCTTCGCAGTTGGCGACATATCTTACGGCGTGGCTAATGACGTGCTTTATTGCCGCCTGCCGTCGGGTCGCTTCTTGCACTATCACCGCCCGCGCTTGGACCACTGCGAGGATCACTTCCGCCGCCCGGCGTATAAAATCACGTTTGAGGGGTACAACAGCAACAGCCAGAAAGGGCCGGTCGGGTGGCACCGAATGGAGACCTACGGCGGCCGCTTGGCGGAGAACGTCACACAGGCCGTTAGCGCAGACATACAAGGCGAAGCGCTCAAGCGTTGCGAGGCTGCGGGCTACCCGGTTGTAATGCACACCCACGACGAATTAACCGCGGAAGTGCCGCTAGGGTCTGACAAGACGCTGGACGGCATGACCGAGATTATGACACAAAGACCAAGCTGGGCGAGCTGGTGGCCGATCCGCGGCGCTGGCTGGACGCACCGGCGTTATCAGAAGGACTAGCACTATGAAGAAACTAAACCAAGAGGCTCGCGACGCCGTACACGAGAGCGTTTGTATTGACTTGCGCGGCAAGAAGACCGTCGACCCTGACACGGGAGACGTCCTCGACGCGTACCGCGGCGGCATACGAACCGGGGTTCAAGTAAACGCGGCTAGCCGAGCGAAACGCCTCGGCGAGTCGCTGGCATATCAGCACATTAGGCTGGAAGCCGTCGGCAAAGCGCACGCCGTGACCTTCGCGAACTACCGTGAACTGGCCGACTTCTTCGAGTGTTTGGGGGACGAGAGATAATGGCGGAAACAATGCGGAATAAAATGGCGGCGTATAACAAAGGCGCGCTTGCGGCGTTAGCAGATAAGGCGCAATGCCCGTACGGGCACACCAAACGCGAGCTGCGGGCGTGGTTCTTGGCAGGACTCGCCGATGCGCAAAACAGGAC